CTATGCTGCAATTTCTGTCAGCCGTTTATTCGACTGCTCCATACCATGCTTGTAACATCCGGCGTCAATCTTGCTTTGCTTCAGTTCAGCCGACAGCGCATCACTACGCACACTCTGCACGTCCAGCGCCGATGCAAGCTCTGTGACCATCTTCGCAATCGTGATGATCGGCGTGTCGTCACTCATTGCCGCCGCAAATTCGTGTCCAACACGAACCAGGTGCTTATTGTTATCTGTCATTTTCGCGCTCCTTTAATCATCAGGCTGATGTAGCGGTTATCATCCGGGCCGGGAAAGCTGTGGCGTTTGAGTAACTCCGATTTGTCTGGCATAGGCTTTGCTCTGTGGCGGGCTATTAATTCGTTAGGGGATATATCAGGGTTGTAGGATTGACCAGTCATGATGAGTAACCTTCTTTAATCCGGTAAACGACGCCTCCAAGCGCCCCGTCTCCCCATGACTCCTTATCCAGTTGGTCCATGATGGTCTTGAGTGTTACCGGGTGGATGATGTGATACTGGTATTCCAGTAGCGTTGACCAGCCTGCGTAATAGGGGTCTATTTCGTTCAGAGACATTTCATAAATACCGGAGCCGGATGCCACGTCCGTAAGGTCACCCATCCATCTCCATGACTCTGTAATATGGTTGCGGCTATCCCGCCGTAGGCAGGCTAATACCTGCTGAGGTGTGAGCATTTTTGACTCCGGTTATTTATTTAGAGTGCGTGTATAGCGTGGTTAGGAGAGGGGTCAGAAGTCCTGATAGTTCTGATCGTCGTCCATACCGTAGTGGTAGCCTGAATTACCACCTGTTGTTTTTTTGCGCTCATCCTTGTCTTTCAAAGTTGCGATTAACTTATCGACCGTCTCGGCGTTTTTGCCGTCATGACGCTCCTGGAGAGTCTGCCGGGTATCGGCGTTGAACGGCATACGGATATCAAATTTGTATGTGTCGCTGCCATCATCCTTTTTCGAGAGAACTTTTTGCAGAACGAGCCCCACTCGCTTTCCAGCAAACTCTGGCGCGACGTATACGCCTGCCGATTTCATGTACTGTGTTAACTGCTTAACGCCTGCGCAGCCCATGATTGCGTGGATCATGTTTGCACCGAAGGTGTTTTCGGTGCCGTCTTTTTTCGAAACATAGACGCTAAGATATTGAATCTTGCGCCCGTCATCAGCCTCTCCAGAGAACTCTATGGCTTTTGCGCCGCCCTTAGAGGTGGTTAGTAACGCCTCCCCAATCGTGATGATGTAAGCACCAGTTTCATTGATGAAACCGCCCTGACCAGCGGTTAAGGCTGCTTCTTCGCTATAGGTAAAAATCACGTTACTCATGCGGCATTTTCCTTAAGATTGTGAACATTAGAGAGCCCCCAGTAATCGCAGATAGTTGCATCCACAAATGCCAGGTCATTATCGATTTCGTTGGTTTCAAACATACCCATCGGCGATTTGACTGTGTCAGAACCGTTGTTTTTGGTGGTAAAGAAGAACTGCTCATCGCGGGTAAGTGTGCGAAGCACAATCGTGAACATGCCTTCGACGGTTATTTTTTCGTCGAGCATCTTGCCGATGGTTTTCATCTTGGTGCGGCCCATCTGTGTTTCTTCCGTATGAGCCAGAAAGTAAACACGAAGGTCGTCAGGGGCATCCTGTGCAGCCTTAATGACCTCCCATGCGTGACGACCAATCTCTGTAAACTTATCGAAGGACTTCTCTTCAGAGCGGCGCATAAACTCGTTACTCATGACATATTGAAAATCGTCAATAACTACGATGCGCTTGCCATAGCTGGCGGCGTTCTGAATGACCTTTACAATGACATCCCACCGGTCACTGCTTACCACTACGCCTTGTTTGGTATTTGCATCCCACGGCGTCCAGTCCCGGGATTTAAAGGGAAGGGGTTTACCTACTGGTTTAACCAGAACTACTTCATCAGGCCTGAGATTGCGGAGGCTGGTAGATTTACCCGTGCCTGATTCTCCGAGAATTAACGTTGCTGTACCCATAATTCACCTCAGAATGGCATTTCATCGCCAAGGAAATCGCATTTATTAATCCGCTCAACGCGGGCCATATCCAGACAGTGGCGCTTCATTTGTTTATTGCCATCCTTGCGCCAGTAAAGAGCCTCGATAACGTGGTATTTCCGCTTCAGCCGGCTAAGCTCCGGTGTTCTTGCTGGAGTTACGGGGATCATGATTCCTCCTCCTCTGGCTTGGGTGATTTCTCTGGTGCGTCAAGGTCTTTCATCAGGCGAATGAGCGCATCGTCTGACCAGTCTTTAACAGGCGTATTCATTTCTTTCTCCGGTACCACGGAATATTCACCGCTTTGCGAATTTGCTCGTAGGCCGACATCCACATAACGCCGTCACCCAAATAACGGGCAATAACGGCTTTGTTCTGGGCTGCTTTAAGTGCAGCGTGGTTTATTTGCATAACGACCTCAACTGGCACATTGCGGCGCGGATAAGCTGGCGAACTTTGCGGTGTAGTTCAGATTCAGGCGGGTAATAAGCGGACATGACGCCGCTACCCGCGAGCTGTAAGTGCATCATGGGGTAGGTTCCTTTGGTTGTGTGATTGCATAACTAAGCCGCCTCGGCGAAGCGACTGAGTTATGAAAACCCGCCGTAGCGGGTCTATTGTTTCTTTCTGAACCAAACACAAACCGGCCCATCTTCGGTGTCATGGATAGAGCCGATAAACCATCCATTACCCTCTGGTTGACTGGGATTCCACTTGCTGATGTCGCCGTTACCCTCTTCGAAATATGAGAAATTAACTTCTTCGTTATCGTCATTCTCCAGCTCAACAATCGACGACTCGATGCCGTGCGTCTCGCAGAAAGACTGGAATTCATCACGTGAAATCATTTCCCGCTCACCAAACAGCGCGGCGTAAACCGGATGTGTCCAGTGCCCGTCTTCATTTCTTTCAACTACCAATGCTTCCATACCCTTACCCTCTGTAGTTACCCGCTTATTCGGGTTTGTTTGCATGTGGCTAATGGCTGATTAACCATTACTCAGATGCAGCTAAAAAAATGCCCGACATTAAGCCGGGCAAATAAACATCAAGGGATGATTTCTCAATCTAACCAGAACAGGTCTTCGCTCCTGTTTGGTTACGAGCGATATTGCTCACATAGCTGACTCGTAAATCAGCTATAGGTGCTTATTCGGCGATAATCTTTCCGTGCTTCAGGATGCTGTCTATCATCCAGTCGTAACCGCAAAATCCCTTGCTGCCTTTGATAGCCTGATTCTTGGCTTTCGCTCCCTCGACAATCCGGACGCTGACATTTGCACCCCAGCCATCACCAAAGTTGAAATAGTGGTTAGCGCCGTCTTTCACGTTTGGATTACCCTTCGCAGGAAGCTGTCTGTGCTTCACATACTTATCCATCACGCCAGACCAGCCGCTATTCCATGAGCCACGGTTAGGCATCGACAGTTCGAAAATTGCATATTGGGTCATTCCCTTACCTCGCTGTAATTGGCTAATAAAAAAGGCCGCCTAAGCGACCAGTGAATAATCCGTATGTGATAGGTTTTCCCGGCTTACCACATCGAAGCGTTTTCCGAGAAAATCAGACCGCTCCTCCATTGACCATTCCCAAACCGGGATAAGGATTTTCTGGCAAAACAATCCAGTGTCCATCGCGTCCTGTGCTACGGCAAAGTACATGAACGCGCCAGCCAGGTTGTTACTAACGCGAGACACCTGATCAGCGGTTCGGTAGCAAATTTTATAATTTGGAGCCAATACCTTCCTCATAACTACCTCGCTGTAACGTTATTTGATTTACGATATCCCGCGCTGTACATCGCTACTTCTGGCAGGCAGCATGAGCCTTCATAGCGCTGAACCTGTGAAGTGATAGTCACCACCTCAGCCCGCATTGTTGGCTTGCGTTTGCACTGCAACTCAACACGCGCCGGGGTAGGGCGATGCATTACTTCTGAACTGATAGCGGCTTCACTCTGAAGGTGAGCGCGGCGCTCACGTCTACGAGCTGCCGACGAACCGTTAAATGCTGTTCTGCGTGACATAGATACCTCCTGAGTGAACTTTGGTGATGCGATGCCAGGCGCTTATCTTCTGGTTGTCTCGATGGACTGCAATTCGTCGCATCCCAAAGCACACGCTTTGGTACTAATTGGCTTTGCAGCCACGTAGGTGAATCCATCACCGTTGTAGAAAGAGCGTGTTATCCGTTTCGTTTTGGCCAGCGTCCTGCTGATGGAATTAGTATCACCGCAAGTGGTTTTATAGTCAACACCGCAGGAGATAAAATATTACGCGCGGTTTTGATGGTGCTGATTTATAAGGCTATTTATTTTTGTAAATGCCTTATCAATCCACCTGTGATAGCTTGTGATGGTCAAAATCTGATCGAGGATAGGCTATGAATCTGGACGAGGATCGCGTGAACATGATGGTTGCAGCTATGGGGCGGGCGATTATGGAATTATCCCTCGCCAATCAGCCGATAACTCAGGAAGCGGTCGTTGAAAAGATGGAGCAGTACCGAAAAGAGACGGGGAACGTGATTGGGAAAGGTGTTAACAGGGATGCAGCGGAGATAGTGCGGAAGGGAAGTGCTGCGATTGACTAACAGGCAATAAAAAACCCGGCGCGGTGGCCGGGTTTAAGGTTTTTTTAGATAAAGGTTTATTAATAATGTGATTATAGGCATCGCAACTGAGAAAAGGAGTATTGTTAAAAACCAAACTTTCATAGCATCCGCTGTAGGGCGCTTAGCCAAGGCGCTATCAATTTCAGTGGTTTTTTGCAACAAAACAGATACATCCGTTTTTATGGATGCGTAATTTTTTGTTAACTCTCTGACGTCAGCGCGAGTTTCAGCTAGGTTTGTTTTGATGTTCTCAACATCAGCTTCAAGCTTTGCTACTCTAGCCTCAATCATGCCATCACCTCCACCGCTTCCACCATCATAGCCTGTGTTTAAAGTATGCACATTAAACTCTTCATTAGCAACGCGACTGTCTTTTGGGACTAAAACCGAGCGTGACATGTCAAATATTCCATTCTCTTGATAAATAAAAATAGCACTCGCTGCTATGGATAATGGTGCTTTCTTCTTTATCTTCAACATCATGAAGTGACAAAGTAACCTTGTAAACTCCTTCATCTGCTGCGTAAATATTCATGAGCGACATATTTTCAATACTGATTGATTCGTTTCCTGATGTAGTGCCAGCCATGATAGGTTCAGACTGTAGCGACTGGTCATCTCCAAATTCAATCCGCTTATCTTCAAAGAACAAATCAACGTCAACTCTGTAACTTTTATTGGTTCGAATTATTAATCCAAAAGAAATATCTATGTTAATTTTTCCTGAAATATCATCAGGCTTAATCCATGGCTGAGGATAATTGAGCGTTCTGGCAATTTTCCCCGGATAAATTTGCGAAACATACAAAAACGAAATTTTTTCCATAATGTATCCCTTATGGCAAAGAGCCTACTCAAAGATATCCTCAGGCCACTGCGCCTTAACCACCTTGCCGATGATGCGGCAATTCTCGTTACAAGGGATGCTCTCATAGCGCGGGCTAGGGTTCAGCGGCTCCAGCCAGTGCTTACCATCATCCCAGGTGTATTTCTTGAATGTGACCTCGGAATCACCAAACACGCCAGCTACGCAGAAATCTCCTGCGTCCACCTCTTCAGCCGGATCCACCAGGATAAGCATTCCTTCCGGGAAGCTGGGCCGCATTCCCTGCGGTGCGGTCATGGAGTGACCTTTGACCTCAAGCCAGAACGCGTCTTTGCTGGCTTTCTTAGTCGTGGCTACCCACGCCTTTGCATCATTTTCTGTAAACGATCCAACTTCTGAGAACGCGCCAGCCGGAACAGAAGTAAACAGGGGGTATTCATATCTCGGGTTAAATTTCTGATTCTTACCGAGGGATGAATACATCTCTGCAATTTCAGCCGCGATTGATGGGCTGAAATCTTCAACACCCACGCGGAGTATCTTCGCCAGCGCTGCTGCGTTACCGGCGTTAAGTGCGTTCACGCCATTAAATATTGATGCAATAGCAGACTGGCTAACACCTAAGGCGTCAGCCACAGATTCCTGAGATAACCCCAGTTCATTTTTTTTGCTTTCATAGATGGACTTAAGACGCAGTGCGTCCTCCACCTGCTCAGCAGATAACGGTTTCTTTTTTGTGCTCATCTGCAAAATTTATCACCGCACGGAATAAATGACTAACACCGCATGTGTTGACTAATTTACCTCTTGCGGTGATAATCAGTTTGTACATAAGGAGGTCAGCTATGACGCAACGTCTAAAGCTTAAAGATTATGCCGACCGTTTTGGTCAGACCAAGGCAGCAAGTGACCTTGGCGTTTATCAAAGCGCAATTTTCAAAGCCATTAATTCGCAGCGAGATATCACGGTAATTGTTCACGAAGATGGAACGGTGTCAGCAGAAGAGTTGAAGCCATTCCCGAGTAATCGTCGCGATAGTCAAGCCGCCTAAGCATCACCGCTCTTTTCACAACGGACATGACGTCCTACGTCGCTGCAAAGCGAATCCCAAATCAATAAACAACTATGCGTCACCCGTTATGGGTGTGCGCTCATTAACTATTCACTAAAGGGAATACTACGAAATGGAACACGCAAACTACAGCAAACCCACTCAGCGGGAAATTGATCGCGCTGAAACAGATTTAATTCTCACTGTATCCCAGCTTACCGGGCGCGGATTCGCTCAGTTAGCCGGATGGCATGAATCGAAAATTAGCCGGATGAACTGGCGTGATATCGCAACGGTGTTCTGCATAGCGCGGATGGCGGCTGAGTGCAGTCCTCTGGGGCGGGCTATTCAGGAAGCGTACAGGGCGGTGGGAAATAAAAAATCCCCGGTGGGAAAGACCGGGGATTCTCAAATCACATTGGAATTTTAGTCACTGTGTTACGCCAACACAATCAACAGGAGACATTTTAATGCGAAAGAGCAGAAAGCACCAGGAAAAAGAAGAGATTCGGCACCCTGATTCCCCTGATGGGTTGGTGGTAGCAGCCGCTAATAACCGGGCGTTCGCCGCTCGTTTTATTGGTGAATTCAGATTAGCACTGGCAAAGGTCAGGGGGAAAAATGGGCGTCGTTAAGTTAGTCAGCAGAACGGAGGGATCGCCCTCCAGGAGCTCATGCGTGGACAACAGAAAGTCTGGCCACTTCGCTCTGTTCAGAAGCGCTCTGGATGCACCATGGGCAACAGATACAGCGAAGCTTGCCCTGTGGGTGAGGTTGCTCAGCCAGGCGAGATTTAAGCCCGGTATGGTTGAATTCGCTGGTCGTGAGTGGTTTCTTGAGGCTGGTCAACTCGTAACAACGACCTCGATAATGGCCCGGAAATTACGCGATCAGGAAGGTAACGAAAAAAGCGCTAAGTCAGTAGAAAGGATGCTGAATTTCTTCTCCCGGGAAGGAATGATTAACACCAAAGGGACGCCTTTTGGAACCGTGATAACGATCACAAATTACTGTGAATATCAGGGCGTTTCAGGCGTCGAACCTATCGTCGAACCATCCGTCGAACCTAAACCCAGTAACGGCGCGGGTTTAAGACTGGTAGGCGTCGAACCATCCGTCGAACCACCCGTCGAACAGAATAAGAATGTAGTTAATAAGAATAATAAAACCCCCCTTACCCCCCAGGGGGAAAAATCGCTCGCTCAGGATGTGATGGATTACTTCAACGAGATAACGGGAAGTCGCTGCGCTTCCCTGGCGCCTTTTGAAAAAGCGCTTACCACCGTGAAGAGCAAAGACCAGTGCTATACCGCCGAAGAACTCAAGCTGGTTATCCGCTGGGCTCATGTGAACTGGGGGCACAGCTTCAAGCCTGAGAACCTGTGCCGCATGACTCGCTTTGACGGATACCTGTCAGACGCCCTGATTTGGGCGGACGGGCAGGGAAGTAATCCGGAAGCATGCCCCCACGAAGAAATAATAAAAATCTGGAATAGCAAGTTCCCTGCGAAGGCTGTATCTCTGCATGAATGGAATCGACGCCGACCGGCCTACCGTGACCTTGAGGCGGTATGGAACGGCAGGACCACCCAGGGTAACTGGCGTGAGCTGAAACACATGAGCATGGCATTTGACCTGATCGGCAAATCCACCCTTTTCGCCAACAAACAGGGTGAAGCCTGGTTAACTCTGGACTGGATTCTGAATCCGAAAAACTGGGGGGCTGTCTATGAGCAGGCCATCAACGAACACAGGCAGCGAAAAGGAGTGCCTGCATGAGCAGATTTGTTGATTTATACATCGAGCGTAACGTGCTCGGAACGATCATGTTGGCCCGGGATGAGTTCTCTGATGCGGCACTGGACGCCATCGAAGGACTCAATGAAAACGACTTCACTGTATACGGGCACAAAGTCGTACTGGCGACCCTGAAGCGACTTAATTCAATTGGATCACCTGTAGACCTTCTGACCGTGACCTCTGACATCGAGGCGAGAGGGGAGCTGGATAAGGTCGGCGGATTTGGTTACCTGGCTGAAACTACCAAAGACATTCCATCACTGCGAAACCTTCCCACATACGTCCAGAAGTTGAAGGAATTAACCTCAGGGCGAAATATGGTTCAGATGCTTCAGGAAGGCATTCAGAAGCTCACTGAGCCAACCACGGAGAGCGTACAGGACATCATCGGCAGTATTCAGGCCAGTATTGGTGAGGTCGAAGTGTTCAGGGATGCGGGAACCCGCCATATCCTGGACGGGATTGAAATAGCCATTGAAGAGGTTGAGTCCATTCTGAATGGTGACATGTGGAAACACAGGACCCAGCTTGGCATGACCGACATCGACAGAGCGTTCGGCGGATTCAATAACACTGACTTCATCGTCGTTGGTGGAAGACCTGGCATGGGTAAAACCATGTTCAGCACGACCGCCACAGAAACGGTGGCTCTGAAGAGCAAAAAGCCGGTGCTTTTCTTCAGCCTGGAAATGCCAATTGAGCAAATATCTCAGCGCATCGCTTTTCACCGTGCAGGCGTGAGCAAGGAAGGTCTGCTTGGTGAGAACGGGAAGAATCAGGATCTGGAATGGGCGAAAGTGGGCCGGTGTCTCGAAGAATTTACCCGCGCCCCGATTCACATCAACGACAAAACATCACTAAGCGTTCACCAGATCCGCTCCGAAGCCCGCAGGATGCATAAAAAACTCGGTGGACTCGGCGTTATTGTCATCGACTACATCCAGAAGATGAAAATGACGAACCCGGAAAACATGAACCAGTCCGTTGGTGAAATAGCAACAGGCCTGAAGAATCTGGCAAAGGAATTGCGCTGTCCGGTTATCGCTCTTTCACAGCTAAGCCGAAAGGTCGAAGAAAGGGCCAACAAACGACCCGTTAACTCTGACCTGCGTGAATCTGGCGTCATTGAGCAGGAGGCGGATGTAATTTTCATGGTCTACCGCGATGAGAAATATAACCCGCAGACTGAGCTTAAAGGCGTGACAGAAATCATCTGTACCAAGTCACGCCATGCCCCGGGAGCTGAGAAAACATATTTCTTCAGCAATGCCCACTCCGGACTTGATCCATACGCGTTTTCCCGAAATGAAACCATGGAGTATCACGATGACTACGAATGCTAAGAAGGGCGACAAAGAAGCCATGGAGAGAGCTAAAAATTATCTCTACCGAATTTGTGCCGAATTAACTCTTGTTTCGGGTGAGCACCCCGAGGACCAGATGAGAATTGACAGCGCCCGCCGAATGGCAGCAGATAACGCGCTTAGGCTTGAATCTCACATAAGGGGTTTTTGATGAAAGCCGATCTCACAGATGAAGTGAAAGTGCAATTGTTAAACCCACGCTTCATGGCCGTTCTGGAAAAGTGCCTGGACGACGAAGAGTTAATCGCACAGTTCGAGAGAATCTACGAAGTAAGCAGTCCACCATCACGCATCCATCCGATTGAGCGCATGGTTGACGAGGCGACAGGCTTCAGGGATGAGCAGTGGTCAAAGTTCTTCTCAGCCTTCATCCCATTTGTTTATGAAATTGTCTGGTTGCGATGGAGAGAGCGGGGCGATGAATCCTGCTGGACATCTACGCCGACCACCCACTGACAGGGCCACTTACACAGTGGCCTTTTTATTTGAGGATAATCATTCAGCGGTATGTTCGCTTTTACGAGAAGCGACCATAGCCGGCAAGGAGAAAGCATAAATGAGGAATACTTCTGTAAATCCTATCATCTCTTCCGCCTCTTCTTTTGTGAATTCCTCATCAGAATGAACGGCACCATTTGAGTCTATACGGACTATATGAGCCCAATCCTTCATTTGTTCAGTTATAAGGCCTTTCCCGTGAAGCAAAGAGATACGTTTTACTAATTTTTCATTTTTCGATTCATCACCAAGGAGATTTTTTGTTGCGATATCGATTGTTTTTCGGCAAATCATTACCGCTGTATCGTATCTTCCTCGCTGCAAATTATCTTTCGATTCAATGAAGGCATCAGCAGCTCTTTTGGGAGTGCTCTCTGGAGCTGTATGAACTGAAGGCTCTGGGTACACGTTAAGCAATGTGTATCCAGGATCATTTGGGATGACTATATTTAACCCTGATGATCTTTGAGTTTCATAAAATGGACCGTTTCTACTGGTATGGACTACAGCAATTCCAGCATGAGAGCAAGAGCGGCAGAAAAATCCAATATCAAATATATTTGTTTCATATCTCTGATGTTCACTAAAACCTTCCAGTACAGCATTTTCCCTTAAACAGTGAGGGCAACTAATGTTAAACGATAATAATCCCATGAATTTAATCCACTCTTCTGAAGAGATATCTAGAATTGTTCATTACAGCGACAGGCCTGAGTTTACGCTCATGCAGCGCTACGAAACAGCAGACCAAGATCAAAAAACGAACATTGTTTTGGCGATGATAGGTCTTCTAATCGAAAACGACAGGAGGATTGGTGAAGCAAACATACCTGCTTCGAAGCGAAGCAATCAGAAATAACGCCATAGACACCATTCTCGCATTACCACTCGACGACAAGTCACCTCATGAAGTCCACGTTAAAGAGCCCAAGCGAACCAAAGCGCAGAACGACCGTCTCTGGCCGATGCTTCAGGACGTCTCGCGTCAGGTTCTCTGGCATGGACAGCGGTTAGCGCCTGAAGACTGGAAAGACATATTCACCGCGCTATGGCTGAAGACGAAGAAGCTTGAGCAACGAAGCGTACCCGGCATTGACGGAGGCGTTGTGCTGCTCGGCGTTCGTACCAGCAAGATGCGCAAGGCCAGCATGACGGAGTTAATCGAAATCATGTTCTGGTTCGGTGCTGAACGAAACGTCAGGTGGAGTGATGATTCTCGCCGGGAATACGAATGGGCCCAACGAACAGGAAAAGCAGCATGACACGACGACGAAGCGTTACCCAAATCGCGATAGACAATATGATTTTCCGCGTCACCACCCGCACTAAACGCAAGCCAGAACCAACCCCATCACAAATCCCATCGTTCGCATACTCAGCCCATCTACAGGACATTAAGTGGATGCGAGAGCGTGCCAGGAGAAGATATGTCGAAACCAAAAACGCGCAATAACCCCTACAGCGAAGAAGAGAAGCAATACATCAGACGCGTTGCAGGCAAAGTCCCGGCGACGGTGATAGCCGAAACGCTCAACCGCAGCCATTCAGGCATTAAGCAATGGGCCAGTGCGAATGGCATACGCCTTCGCGTCCCGTACGCAATCATGATGAAACACTGGAGGGATTATGCCCGGAGTTATGAGAAGGCGGTGTAAAAACGAAGAGTGCCGCGAGTGGTTCCACCCAAAGTTTTCAAACGTGTGGTGGTGCTCTCCGGAATGCGGAACAAAGCTGGCACTGGAAAAACGAAGCAGAGAACGAGAGAAAGAGGAAAAGGCAGCAGACAAAAAACGACGACGAGAAGAGCAGCAGCAGAAAGACAAACTCAAAGTAAGACGCCTCGCATTAAAGCCCCGAAGTTACTGGATTAAGCAAGCCCAGCAAGCAGTAAACGCCTACATCAGAGAAAGAGATAAAGACCTTCCCTGCGTTTCGTGTGGAACGTTGAGCGCCGCTCAATGGGATGCCGGCCATTATCGCACCACAGCCGCAGCCCCACAGCTAAGGTTCGACCCTCGACAAATCTGGAAGCAATGTTCGGTATGTAACCAGCACAAGAGCGGAAACCTCGTTCCGTATCGTGCTGAGCTAATCAGGCGGATAGGCATCGAGCAGGTTGAGGACATCGAAAGCAACCACGACCGTCATCGCTGGACGATCGATGAGTGCAAGGCAATCAAGGCCGAGTTTCAGCAGAAGCTGAAAGACCTGCGTAACAACCGGGAGGAGGCAGCATGATTATAGTTCAGACAGTTCCTCGCCTACTTCAGGCCTGCAACGGCAACCTGACAGAGGTAGCCCGCAAGCTTTCATGCCACCGTGACACAGTAAGGAAGTACACCGGAGACATCAACGCGCAGCGTCACGCAGTCATTAACGGCGTTCTGATGACAAGTGCCCGCCCGAATGAGGAGGTTTCATCGTGACGAAAATCCACTTCCCGATGACCACAGCAGCGGTATTTGACGACATCGTTTATCCGCTTCACTTCGACGGATCACACCAAATAAAACAGGAAATTGACGGGGCCATTTCATGGTTTTGCCGGTGGTGTAACGAGGAAAAGGCGGTCGTAAAAGCCAGGATGCTGATTAGTTGCTGGAGTCTGTATCTCACTCATCAACAGCTTATGTCGGAGGTTATATGAGCGTAACCAGCATTCAGTCAGCACAGCAGCGCCACAAAGACCGGGAGATGCTCCGGACTATAGATGCTGCCCTCGAATCCAATGACGATGCCCGTAAACGCCTGGAAGAGCTGAGACGCGAAATCGTCAACCGGCTTGAGCTCAATAAATCGGGAGGTGACTTGTGAGCACCGCAATGGCTTATCAGGTCGGCTACGTCGCCTTAATTGCCATCGCATTCATTCGTGACTGGCAGCACAGCAGGAGAATCGTATGAGCTTATTTCAATGTGAAGTATGTGGTTGCTGTGAGAACACCGCGCTTTCCTCTCAGGGTTGCTGTGGGTTTTTCGAAAAATTATTCGACTGGTCATACGCGCCAGAGCGACAGGGTAAGCGGCTATGCAGCGCTTGCGCTCCGGTTAGCTATAGCGATGGAAGCCCGACCAGATATGGAGAATGGCATCGGGTGTTCCCGCGGGTATTTCTTCCTAAAGGCATGTTCTTTACCAACGAGGTTGGGAACCTTGAACACAAAGAGACCGGAAGCGAGAACTTTAGCCAGTACGCGCTGGAGAAACCTCAATGACACGCGACCAAATCAACCGCTACGAGCGTGAATGCGTGAACCGTGCGGGCGTATTCCTCAACCGGCGCAACCGGGGAGACAACGCAGCAATGAAAGTTTTAGCGTTCATTGAATATGCAAACGAAAAGCAGCGCGAACGCAGAAAGGCGCGGCAGAAAGAAGGGGAGACGGTATGCGATTAACAGCTGTCTTTTCGATGGTCAACTTCGTTGATGACGCTCATTTCCGGCGTGTCTGGAAGCACCCAAAACGCACTATCACCAGGGACCAGAAGGCATGGGTACATTACATGCTGACGGTATGGGGGAGGGTTAACCGTGGTGACGACTCACCACCTGGCGCAGTCAATGTTATTGGGCGTCTGATGATCCGCAGCCAGTGGAGTGAGGATAAAGGTCGGCAAATCGAAGATGTCGTTAAATGGCTTTACAGCGAAGAAGGTGGGTCATATCGGGGTGAAGCGTTATACAAGAAAGCGCGTGAAATCGTGATACCTCAATCATCATTAAGCAACGTCATTGCTCTCGCCAAAGAATCAGATGACGCTGCTTTTGTTGAGCGGGTGATGGTTAAAACATTTCACCGCGAAAGCCCGGTGCGCGATGTAGCCATTAAGCGATATTGCAACTGCAATTGCACGCAACACATTGCCAGGGCGATTAGCAGTGCTACCGGCGCAGATATTCAGCAGTGCAGGCGCAGGGTAACATGGTGCGAATCGGTGCTGGATGCAGAAATGTTTTATGCTCTGAAGCGTGAATTAGAGAAAGAGATTCCTCTGATTGCCGCCTGAGTGGAAAATATTTCTATAAACTATTGCTTTTGCAAAATGAAAGTGTATATTTTCAGGTATGCTCGGGAGCGTAAAGCGAAGAGCGGGGTGGTGAGGAAGTAAGTAAACATCGCACGCCGGGTCAATAGATGCCTTGAGATGAAGCCACCTACCGAATTTAAAAGCCCTGAGTTAAAAGCTCGGGGCTTTTTTATTGCCTCGTTAAAATTCGCATCATCTCATGAGCCGAATAACTCCCACATTCGGCTCATCAAAGCAACTCGAAAAAGAACAACCTTTACCCTGGCTAATGCCGGGGTTTTTTATTTTCAGGCCCGAACAATCAACCCCCATCGAACCTTTACCTGAGTGTTCGTGGCCTGACCCTTAGATTACTCACAGCACCCGCATTAACAGCGAGGTGAGAGCATGTACCGTATGAATACAAGCAACGGCTTTTGGTCGTATTTCTGGAGCGCCATAACAGGGTTTCTGACCATGCTGACATTACAGGATGTGCTGTTCGCCCTGGGTGCGGTGGTGACCGCGCTTTTTACGTGGTTGACGTATCGATCCAATAACAAGCGAAACCTGGCAGTGATTGAGGAAGAGCGTAAGCGTACCGACATTCTCAAAACCGCATATGCCCGTGGGGACGTTAGCAGCATCCCGGAAGCGGCAAAAATTGTTCAGGACATCGACGCGGTAATGCAGCCGCAGGATAAATAACATGGCTATGTCTTCCACACTTCGAAACCGGATCATTGGAGCTATCGCCGGAGGTGGCGGGGCAATTGTTATTGCGACAGCTATGGTGTCCGGGAAAGACGGGCTGGAAGGGCGCGAGCATGTTCCATACTACGATGTGGTTGGCGTTCTCACCGTCTGCGACGGGCATACAGGGAAAGACATTATTCCTGGCAAGCGCTACACCGACCGGGAATGTGATGCGATCACCCGTTCCGACATGGCTCGCATCGCCCGGCAGGTTGACCCGCATATCAAAGTGCCAGCCACTGAAACCCAGCGGGCCGCAATCTACTCTTTCGCCTACAACGTTGGTGCCAGCGCCGCCATCAACTCAACCCTGCTGAAAAAACTTAACGCCCGGAACTACACCGGCGCATGCGATGAGTTACGCCGCTGGGTGTTTGCAGGCGGTAAGAAGTGGAAAGGCCTGATGAACCGCCGGGAGATTGAGCGCGAAGTCTGCCTGTGGGGCGAGAAGCCTCAGAAATCTGACAGTGGTTTTGGTCCGCTGAATCCCGGAACGCCACCATCTGCGCCGGGGGTGTTTTGATGAGCCGTGTAATCGCAATTTTTGGCGCTGTCATCGTCTGCCTGATTATCGGGCTTGGCTGGGCGGTTAATCACTATCGTGATAATGCCGTCACCTACAAAGAGCAGCGCGATAAGGCCACTGAAAGGTTGAATCTCGCGAACGCCACCATAGCCGATATGACTGTGCGCCAGCGAGACAACGCGGCACTCGACGCTAAATACACAAAGGAGCTTGCCGATGCGAATGGTGAAAATGATGCTCTGCGTAAGCGTCTCGATAATGGTGGCAGGGTGCTCGTCAAAGGGAAGTGTCCCGCTCAGGATTACACCACCTCCACCGGCAGCGTGGGCGATGCAGGAACCGTCGAACTCTCTGACCTTGCTGGACGAAACGTTCTCGGTATCCGATCCGGAATCATCCGCGACCAGAAAGCCCTGAAGTATTTGCAGGACTACATCCACACGCAGTGCCTTAAGTCGTTAGGTCATTAGCAGGCACATTCGAAAATGCGCCTGATAAAAAACTAAAGAGAAATCAATTTCTTATTATATGCTGAAGTTAAAATTTGGGTGAAGACTTCACTTCTGTAATTTTCATCTTCGGTATTATAAATTACGTCAGATGTTGGCGATTCGAATCTCAAGTCGTGACTTAATCCCAGATAGCATTTAAGAAGTGATACTTCTTCTTTGTTTACGACGGTGAAAAATTCCACCTCAGATATTAAATCCCTCCCGTAAAGGACGAATTTATCCCTGCTGTTAAAGAAAAATTTAAGTTTCGGCATTGTCGCGCAAAACTTACCTTCTTCAAGTTTTCCAGTTAATGCCACATGGAGGAAATCACGATCCTCCAAATATTGGAACAAGCTGTCATGAAAATTAGATGTGTAACTGTCAAGAAACGAGCCGTAATTTTTTAGCGGTGTAGAAATGTCTGAAATAGTTACGTTATTCATATTCATCCTTAAGGATTCACATGGCACTCACCGACAAACAAGAAATGTTCTGTCGCGAGTACCTCATCGATTTAAACGCTACACAAGCGGCTATTCGGGCGGGGTACAGCGAAAAGACCTCGAACGAGCAGGGCGCCCGGCTGTTAGCAAATGTTAGCGTCCAAAACAGAATCTCTGAACTGAAAGCACAGCGCAATGATCGCATCGATGTTGACGCTGATTATGTGCTGAAGCGTTTGTTTGAGATTGACCAGATGGACGTCCTCGACATTCTCCTTGCCAACGGTGAGCTGAAGCCCATCAAAGACTGGCCCAAAGTCTGGCGTACAACGCTGTCTGGCATGGACGTTACAGAAATGGCTGGCGATGCTGCTGGACTGTTGAAGAAAATCAAATGGCCGGACAAGGTTAAAAACCTCGAACTGCTTGGCAAGCACGTCACCGTCCAGGCATTCAAAGACAACGTTAAAAACGAACTGGTCGGCCCCAACGGATTACCGCTGGCCGCGCCTACGTTCGTTGTTAGCTTCGGAGCGGATGATGACGACAGCGGAGAAGAAACTTAGCTTCGCGCCCAAATTCAGACCTCTCTTTAAGCCCATTCGCTACAAGGTATTCCACGGCGGTCGTGGCGGCGCTAAATCATGGGGCATTGCCCGCGCGCTGGTCATCATGGCTGCATCCAAAAAGCTCCGCGTTCTCTGTACCCGTGAGGTGCAAAATTCGATTAAGGATTCAGTGCATAAGGTACTGAAAGACCAGATTGAAATGCTCGGGCTTAACCCGTGGTTCCGCATCACTAACGAGACGATTACCAGTGCTTCTGGCAGTGAGTTCCTTTTTAAGGGGCTGCGCTTCGATCCGCTGGGTATCAAGTCGACCGAGGGCGTGGATATTTGCTGGGTGGAAGAGGCGCAATCTGTGTCTACTGACTCATGGGACATACTGATCCCCACCATCCGTAAAGAAGGCTCCGAGATATGGGTTTCGTTCAACCCCGGTGAAGAAAAAGACCCGACCTATCAGCGCTTCGTAGTTAACCCGCCTGATGACTGCATCACGGTTGAGGTGAATTACTACGACAACCCGTATCTGCCCGAGACGCTCCGCAAAGAGATGGAGTACTGCAAGCGGGTAGATTACGAGGCGTACGAACACGTCTGGCTGGGAAAGCCTAAGTCGATTTCTGAGGCGGTTATCTTCAAGCAGCGTTACCGCGTTGAAGCGTTCCCGGATGACCTCTGGCAGCAGGCCGATCGGTTGTTCTTCGGCGCTGACTTCGGTTTCGCCAATGACCCGAGCACGCTGATCCGCATGTTCATGCTGGGCACAAAGCTCTATATCGAATATGAGGCCTATGGCGTCGGCGTAGAGCTCGACGAAATGGCGCAGTTCTACGATTCAGTCCCCGAGGCGCGCCGCTGGCCGATTAAAGCCGATAGCGCCCGACCGGAGACAATCAGCCACATTGGCCGGCAGGGTTTCAGCATTGACGCCGCCGCCAAGTGGAAAGGCAGCGTAGAGGATGGCATCACCTACCTGAAAGGGTTTGAGGAAATCATCATCCACGAGCGCTGCAAGCACACCGCAGATGAATTCCGGCTCTACTCCTACAAAGTCGACAAAAAGACCAATGAAATACTCCCGGTCATTGTGGACGCACACAACCACTGTATAGACGCCATACGCTACGGTCTGGATGGTTACATAACCAGCTCGGACAGCCTTGGCACATGGGCGCAACTTGGCAGAGGCTGAACATGTCCGAAACACAAAACGTGTCGCAGCCTGTACCGACGCGTGACAGCTATGAAAACTTTATTGCCCGTTTAGGGCTTAACGAGTCGAACCAGTCGGGCGCGGGCACTTACCGCAACAACTGGACATCGCGCAACCGCCTGCTGATTGAACAGGCTTACCGGTCTTCCTGGCTGGTGGGCGCAGGTGTTGATGCCATTCCTGATGATATGACCCGCAAGGGCGTAACCATCACTTCCAAACTGGAAGATGGGCGCAAGAAGAAGCTCGATAACGCATGGGATGAAATGGCGTTATGGGAAGCGATCAACGATACGCTGAAGTGGGCGCGGCTTTATGGTGGCGCTGTGGGCGTCATCCTGATTGAGGGCCAGAATTACTCAACACCATTGCGCATCGACACAATCGCGCCAGGCGCTTTCAAAGGTGTCATGGTGATGGATCGCTGGATGCTAAATGCAGCCACGGAACGGCGCGTAGTCGAGTTGGGGCCAGACTTTGGCATGCCTGAGTTTTACCGCGTTGTTACCTCAGCTACCGGCATCCCGCCGTGGCGTATTCATCACTCGCGGCTGATTCGCTTCGATGGTATCCCTCTGCCTTATCAGCAGCGCCTGACTGAAAACGACTGGGGCATGTCGGTGATTGAGCGCTGTTTCGATCGCCTGCTGGCATTCGACAGTACAACGCAGGGCGTGGCCCAACTCATTTACAAAGCGCACTTGCGTACCTACAGCATCGAAGGGCTTAGACAGCTTCTGGCGATGGGAAAGGATAATCCGGCGTTCAAAGCGTTGATGTCCCACATGGATATGATCCGCCAGTACCAGAGCAACGAAGGCATGACGATCATGGACGCCAAAGATAAGTTTGAGGCGCACACCTATTCGTATGCGGGGCTTAGCGATGTACTGGCACAGTTCGGCCAGCAGGTGTCCGGCGCGTTCGGTATACCTCTGGTTCGCCTGTTTGGTCAGTCTCCTGCCGGCTTCTCAACCGGTGATACTGACCTGGCTAACTACTACGACAATGTGTCGACCCAGCAGGAGCGAAAACTGCGGCGTCCGGTTCGCAAGCTCTTCGAAGTGCTTCACATGAGCCTGTTTGCTCAGCCGTTGCCGGATGACTTCACTTTCGAGTTTAACGAGCTGTGGCAGACGCCAGACAGTGAGCGCGCTGACACCGCAACGAAGGTTGTGGCCGCAACCGTGCAGGCTGTTGACGCTGGCTTGATGACCGAAAAAGCCGGTGCGATGCATCTTCAGGAAACAGCCAGGGTAACAGGCATCGGCTCAACCATCAGCGACGAGGATATTGATAATGCCAGTGACATCACGCCACCGAGCGAGAAAGACCTCGATAACGTCGAAGCCACCGAACCTGAAGAGGGCAGAGCGCCAGCTCGGAACACAGCTACGACAGATAGCGCGTACGGTGGGCGCTATCGTCGAGGGTTCTTACGATGGTTCAAATGACAGCGTAACGGATATTCTTGATCGCCTCGGTCGCTATGCCGACCTCATTGAACCCTGGGCGGAATCTGTTTCAAAGCGCCTGCTCGACACGCTTGAAATCGCTGACGATGCCGTATGGCGTGAACGCTCTTACCAGATATCGTCCGGTATGCGCGAGCTGATGTCAGGTAGTCAGGGACAGGTGGCGCGCAGCATTATTGAGGAACAGATAAAGCTGTTTAAATCGCTTCCCCTGCAAGCCGCTGATCGCGTTTACGACATTCACAACCAGGCAATTGAAGCTGTGGTCTCTGGCAGTCGCTCCAGCACGCTGACTGACGAAATCATGCGTACTGGCGAAGTGACTGAAGCGCGGGCGCGAACGATTGCCCGCACTGAGGTTGGACGGGCATCCACTGCAATCACCCAGGCTCGCTCAACCGCCATCGGATCACGCGGCTATATCTGGCGCACCTCCGAAGATAGCGACGTTCGCCACTCTCACGCACAGATGAATGGCCAGTACATCGACTGGGCAAAACCGCCCACTCTTGACGGCATGACCGGCCATGCGGGCCAATTTCCAAACTGCAGATGTTATTGCGATGTGGTTGTATAAGTTCTTTCTAAAGATTATAAGTCTAAGAGTTAAAGGCAAAAGATATGAGGGAACTATGGCTGGTATTATCGGACTCATAATTACTGGTGACTTCTGGACATTCAGACTATCTGACGGAACACAGATTGACGTTATACCGGTATACACAAGCGAAAAAAGAATTCAATCATTTACACACCCCAATGGGGCCTGGCTCGATAATGAAATTCAAAGGATGCTTCTGGAATATTGTCTCGTAAATGTAAATGAAGAACTGGATGTTGAAAGTGTTCATGATCTTTTGCAGCGGATGAATCCTTCAGAAAAAAGTGAGAATGATGGCGGTTCGTCGTACAAACCCTAGCGATATTCTTGCTACCAGACCCGGCACTGCCGGGTTTTTTTATGTCCAAAGAATAGGTAGCAGCAATGCAATATTTCTACACCACCCGCCTCGGCAACACTCGCTATGAGATGGCCGATGGCTCTCTGCTGTGCAAAGACGTCCCAATTGCCCGCACCGGCGCGCAGGTCTACGACGAAAGCGAGCTGGAAGGCTTAATTGGCGATGAGGATGGCGAGATTGTCGTCACCCGCGACGCTGACGAAGTGTTCCGCCCGGAAACGCTCGCATCCTTCGAAGGTATGGCCTTCACGCTGGGACACCCGAAAGACATGGTCAATCCGGGCAACTGGAAAGACTACGCCCACGGGCATATCCAGAACGTCCGCCGCGGCACTGGCGACCAGTCAGATCTGATGCTGGGCGATATCCACATCAAAACCGCCGAAGCCATCCAGCAGGTGATGGGTGGGCTCGAGCAGATTTCTATGGGCTACGACGCTGACTACGAGCAGAAGGGGCCGGGTCAGGCTCGGCAGCACTCAATTATCGGTAACCACTGTGCGGGCGTCCCCAATGGTCGCGCAGGCATTCGCTGTTCAATTGGAGATAGCAATACAATGGCAAAAACAAAACAGGGCTGGCTTACCCAGCTGAAACGGGCAATTAAAACCAAGGACTCCGCCACTATGGAAGACCTTGTGGAGAATGCCCCCGCAGAACTGATTGAGCCGGAACTGGACTTGCCACGTGCGCTCAATATCACGATCAACCCGGCACAGCCACTGCCACCGAATAAAGAACTCGGCGGCCTGACCACCGATGAAGGAGAAAGCGGCGCACAAACAACCAGCGAGCTTGAAGCCAAAGTCGATGCGCTGGCGATTCTGGTTCAGCAACTGCTCAACCCGGCGTCGACGACCACCACTGATAGCGACGATCCTGACGAGAAGGAAGAGAAAACCCGAGCCACAACTGATGCCGCTTACCATCAGAGCGTCGTGGCGCGTGCTGAACTTATCCTGCCAGGCGTTAAACTTCCTGAAGGTGGCAAGCTGGCGGCATTCAAACGCACTACCATGGACGCAGCTTTCAAAACGCCTGAAGGCCAGGCGCTGCTGACTCCCTTGGTTGGCGCTTCGCCTGACTTTGCCAAAATGCCGAAGGCAACACTGGACGCGGTATTCGTGTCGGCCAGTGAAATCGCCAAAGCGCGCAACAACGTTCCGGCATCAACCGGGCGCTCTAACTTCTACGACGCCTCTAACAAAAACTCTCCGGCAGCCCTGAATAAGGCATACGCCGCCCACTGGAATAAATAAGGGATAACCAATGCCTTCATTACTCTACCGGATGCCAGTAGGCATCTCCGGGGCTATCTCACGCCCGCAGGATTTGACCACCGAGCCGGTGATCCTCAATTCCGCCAACACTTTCAGCGCTTATGGCCTGGCAGGTAAAGACAGTGCCGATGGCAAATTTATTCCATTGACAGCATCCGATGCGGCAACGGTGATTACCGGCCTGTACGTTCGTCCGTATCCGACCACTTCAACCCCTGACATGGTTCGCCAGGTCGGCATAAGCAAAAACTTCACTGGCGATGTTATGAAGCGCGGTTATATGACCGTAAACATCGGCGGTACTGCGGTGAATCTGACTAAAGGCGCTCCGGTTTACGTGCGTAATGCCAACCCGACCGACGCCAGCCCGTTGGGCTCAATTCTTGGCGCAGCTGTCACGGGTGAAACGGTGGTTCTGCCAAACGCATCTTTCACTGGCGCAGGCGATGCCGATGGCAACGCTGAAATCGCATACAACATCTAAGGGAACCGCTAAATATGTTAACTTTTGACCAAGCCACCGTTGACGGTACTGGCGCTTTCCTGATTGGCGAACTTGAACGCCTCGATCAGGAGCTGAATATGCCCCTGGTAGGCTATACGTGGTCTCGCGATATCCAGTTGCGTGAAGACGTATCTATCGCCGACGACATCAGCTCTTTCACTAACTCAACTTTTGCAGCTGCAGGTACACCGAATCCGAACGGTAAAAACTGGATCGGGAAGGACTCTACTGCTATCGCTGGCCCGAACGTCGATATCGCGAAAACTGGCTTCCCGCTAACCCTGTGGGGTATGGAGTTGGGCTGGACCGTTGTTGAGCTGGCTGCTGCTGCCAAAGTTGGCCGCCCGATCGACACACAGAAGTACGACGCGATGCAGCTCAAATGGAATATGGATACAGACGAGCAGGTGTATCGTGGTGACAACCAGTTGGGCGTGAAAGGCCTTTTCAACTACGCAGGAGCGTCAGTGACCAACGCCGTTAAATCGTGGGCCAACTCCACCAACCAGGAAATTTTGGACTCCATCAACACGCTGCTCACCAATGCGTGGAAGGCATCCGGTTATACCCTGGTTCCGCGCGACCTGCGTCTGCCGCCGAAAGCATTCGCGCTACTGGCCCAACGTATCGTGTCCGAAGCTGGTAACCAGTCTCTGCTGACTTACTTGCAGAACAACACAATTGCATTTCATCAGAACGGCGTGCCGCTGAGCATTTACGCTGTGAAATGGCTGGAAGGGGCTGGCGTGGGCGGCACCGATCGCATGGTTGCCTACACCAACGATAAAAAATACGTGCGCTTCCCAATGGTCCCGCTGCTGAACGTGCCGGTACAGTATCGCGGTATTTACCAGTTGACCACCTACTACGGCAAGTTGGGCGCTGTTGAGTCACCGTACCCGGAAACCATGGCGTATCTGGACGGTATTTAACCAATACGGCCCCGAAAGGGGCCGACAGGAGTAACAAATGGCTAAGAAGACGATCCGCGTTCACACACCATTCGATTTCCAGCATGAAGACGGTATCAGCCAGCGTTTTGAAGCAGGCGAGCATACCGTTGATGACAAAGTTGCCGATCACTGGTTTGTCACCGCCCACTCTGATATTACCGGCAAGGCTAAGGCCAGCGCCGATATCAAAGAATTTCAGGCGCAAATCGACAGCCTGACCGCGCAACTGGAAGAGAAAGAAAAGACGCATGGCGAACTGCTGCAGTCGTTGGCGGAAAAGGATCAGACTATCGCCGACCTGACCGCGCAACTGGAAGCCCTGCAGGCACCTGCACAAGATGCAAAAGGTGAAGCTGATGGCAAGAAACAAAAACCTGCCGACAGTAAATGATTTTCGCCGCGACTTCCCGCAATTCTCTGACGTAACAAAATACCCCGACCCAGTAATCCAGTTCAGACTCAACCTCGCCGACATGCTCATTGATGGTTCGTCTATGGGGGATATGTTCCCTTACCTGGCTGAACTGTTTGTCGCGCATTACATGGTGCTGAACGCTGCTGATACGGCTGCGGGTGCTCTGGGCGGCGCTGGAGGATCGACGAGTGGCGTGGTCACATCCAAGTCGGTCGACAAAGTCAGCGTAAGTTACGACAACAGCTCAACGCTCAACGCTGACGCTGGTTTCTGGAACTTTTCCCGATACGGAGCAGAGTTCTGGCAGATTCTGCAGCTCTTCGGTTATGGAGGCATTCAGTTATGAGATCAGGCGTACGAATAGGTGCCGACAATGTCCAAAGCATTCTGGATGCCCTTAATACCCTCACTAACAAGGATGTTCTGGTGGGCATTCCTGAAGCAAGAGATGAGCGAGAAGGTGAAGGTAAGTTCGGGAATGCTGGCATCGGCTTCATCAATGAAAACGGCTCTCCGGCTCAAAATATCCCACCAAGACCACACCTGAAGCCCGGTGTTCAGGCAGCAGAAACGGAATTTATTCCTCACCTCAGGACTGCTGCTTTGAAAGCGCTGGAAGGCAACGCGGAAGGGGCGGTCACTTCGCTCGACCGTGCCGGGTCGGTGGCGGCTAATGGCGTGAAGCGGTACATCACCATCACCGGATTCATCCCTCTGGCTGACGCCACCATTGCTAATCGCCGTCGCAGAGGTCGCACCGGTAATAAGCCGCTCATCGACACTGGCGAATACCGTCGTTCAATCACGCACGTTGTGAGGGATAAAGATGCCGACTCTTGATGTAACTGACGTGCTTCTGTCGCCGGAATTCCTCGATACTTCGCTCGTTGTTAAGCGCAATGAGCAGACTGTTGACGAAGATGGTTTCGCCATTAACGTTGTCACACAAACTTCATTCGGTGGCGTGGTTACGGTCGATCGCTCGCTTGAAGCGCGGCGAATGCAGGCGGGACAGGTGATCAGCGGCGCAATCCTGATTGTCACAACCTACCGGCTTACAAGCGGGAATACCGGCATGGATTCCGACGTAGTGACTTACCGGGGACGCGATTACCGTGTGACCTTTGTCGACCCGTACACAGCGTATGGATCGGGCTTCGTCCAGGCACACTGTGAGCTGCTGCCATTTGACGGGGGTCAGAGTGAGCAATGACAGCACATCACCGGGCTATCTGACGCCTGTCAGCATGCCGCAGGGTTATGACGAAACGCTGGAGCGCGAACTTAGTCACTGGGTGCGTGCTTTATCTGGCCTGGGGGCTGGAATGGTTCGCCCTAGCTGGACACCAACACAGGCGGCCGTTCCTGCTGCAGATGTTAACTGGTGCGGATTTGGGGTTACCAGCATTAGTGCAGACGACAAACCGGCGTTTGTACGGCAGACGGACGACAGCAACCAGATGTGGCGCCATGAGGTGATCGAAACGCTTGCCTCATTTTACGGTCCTGCGAGCCAGTCAGTAGCCACTCTGTTCCGTGACGGGCTAACGGTTGAACAAAACAACGCCACCTTGAACGAAAACGGGTTATCTCTTGCTGATTACAGTGAGTTGATTGCTTTCCCTGAGCTTATCAATAACCAGTGGGTGCGTCGTTACGACATTACAGTTCGCCTGCGCCGCAAAGTTATCCGCGAATACGGCATCAAATCGATCCTCTCTGCTCCAGTCCAATTTTTCGGAGATTAAACCATGCCTAACGGCTTATCTGTTCAGCGCGTCGTAAACGTGCAGGTCACGCTCGCCGTTCGCTCGGCGCTCGGGCGTAATTTTGGCGCGCTGTTGGTGCTTGGCACCTCAACCGTCATTACGGCACCAGAAATCATGCGCCTTTATCAGGACATTGAAAGCGTCGCCACCGACTTTGGCACCAGTGCCGAAGAATACAAAGCAGCAAACCTGTATTTTCAGCAATCGCCGCAGCCGCGTGATCTGTATATTGGCAAACTGGCCCGCACATCGACACCTGCCACTGCTGGCAAGCTTACCGGCGCTGTGCTTTCAAGTTCAGAGCAAACGCTGGCGAACTTTACTGCTGTGACAGCTGGCGCTCTGAAACTATCAATCAACGGCACTGTATCGACTCTCACCGGCATTAACCTGTCTGCTGTTTCTAACCTGGCTGACGTGGCAACTGCGATCACCGCAAAACTGACCGGCGCTACGGTATCCTGGGTGCCGGGCTCTAGCCAGTTTGTCATTACCTCCGGCACAACCGGCGCAACATCTGCGATCGGTATTCCAACGGCGTCCGGAACTGGTACTGACCTGGCTCCGCTGCTGGGCATTGATTCAGCGCACAACCCCACAGTAGCAAACGGCCAGGCGGCGTCATCATCGGTCCTCCCGTCTGTCACTACTGCCCTGAACTACTCCGCCGACTGGTATGGCCTGGTGATTGCCGACACGGCGGTGACAGATCAGGACCATATCGACGTTTCCGCGCTGATTGGCTCTGCCAGCGATTCCCGGGTTTACGGCGTAACCACTTCCGCATCGGCGGTTCTGGATGCAACCAGTACCACGGATATTGCCTACAAGCTTAAAGCGGCGGGCTACGGTCGCACATTCTGTCAGTACAGCAAGGTACCTTATGCAGCTGCCTCAGCATTTGGGCGTGCGTTTACCGTGAACTTCCTTGGGAACAACACCACTATCACGCTGAAGTTCAAGCAGGAGCCGGGTATCACTGCAGAGACCATTACAGCTCAGCAGGCCGACACGCTGAAGGCCAAAAATTGCAACGTGTTTGTGCGCTACGCCAACGACACCGCCATTATCCAGGAAGGCGTTATGTCCAACGGTGATTTCTTCGATGAGCGGCACGGTCTCGACTGGCTGCAAAACTATGTCCAGAACAACCTCTGGAACCTGCTCTACACGTCCACAACCAAAATTCCGCAGACTGAGGCGGGTGTTACGCGACTGGTGACCAACGTTGAGCAGTCTATGGATCAGGCGGTAAACAATGGCCTGGTTGCTCCTGGCATCTGGAATGGTGGCGACATCGGCCAGGTGACGGCGGGCGACACACTTACCAAGGGCTATTACGTTTACGCCAATCCGCTGAGTACGCAGGCACAGGCCGATCGCGAAGCGCGCAAAGCGCCGGTAATTCAGGTGGCGACGAAACTGGCGGGTGCTATCCACTTCGCTGACGTATTGATTAACGTGGTGCGCTAAGGGGAACTGAATGAGCACGTATTCTTTTATTGATGTCACCGCGTCCATGACCGGGCCGACCGGGATTATCGATCTCGGCTATGGCTCTGCCAACTCGGAGGAGGGCATCACGGTCACCATGGCCGAAAACAAAAACACCATGACTATCGGTGCTGATGGCGAAGTGATGCACAGCCTGCACGCGGGTAAAGCTGGCACGATTACCGTGACGCTGCTGAAAACCTCGCCAACTAATAAAAAACTGTCTCTTGCTTACAACGCACAGAGTCAGTCCTCTGCATTGTGGGGCAATAACGTATTTGTTATCAGAAACAGCGCATCCGGCGATATCACCACTGCACGCTCCTGCGCATTCCAGAAGCAACCCGATCACGCCAATGCTAAAGAAGGCGGCACGGTATCCTGGGTGTTTGACGCGGGCAAAATCGATCAGTTACTCGGGGAGTTTTAATCCATGGAAATCACCATTAAGGACCAGCAATACCGCATTGGTAAGTTGAGCGTGTTTGAGCAACTGAAGGTATCGCGCAAACTGCTACCGGTTCTCGCTGGACTCGTCACTGACTTCCGTAACGTTCAGGCGAAGCTAAACGCAAAAGACACCGAAGGCGCGCTGGAAAGCATTCTTCCTAAGATTGCTGATGCTGTTTCAGGACTCAGCGATGACGATGTGGATGCGATTTTGTTCCCGTGCCTCCAGGTTGTGGCGCGGCATCATATGAAAGGGTGGGTGCCGGTATGCCAGCAGGGGAATATGGCCTTCGATGACATTGACCTGTTCGTGATGCTCCAACTGGTGGCGCGGGTGGTCGCTGATTCGCTGGGAAATTTTTTGCAAGAACTCCCTACCAGCGAGACGATCACGGACCCAGTCCAATAACGTTCAACACCCTGCCGGGCGGTGAGGATTACATTCTGCGCCCGGCCATCGTCTTTAACATTGACCAGAAAGACCTCGACAGCGGTGCGGTGGACCTGTGCCGCATTGCCCTGCTGAATGATTATCTTGATATGCGTGACGACAATGACGCGCGCGTGGAGAAATGGAGAGCAAGCAATGAGCGGTAACGTAGATACGATCAAAAGCTTCCTCGTTTCTCTGGGCTTTGACGTTGATGGGGCCGGACAAGCCAGATTTGAAGCCACGATTAAAGGCGTCACCGCCAGCGTGATCAAGATGGGAGCGGCGGTAGAGGGGGCGGCACTTGCTGTTGTGGGATTCACAACCCAGATCGCGAATGGACTGGACAAGCTCTACTGGGCATCACAGCGCACAGGCGCGACGGTAAATGGAATTAAAGCTCTTGGCTATGCCGCCTCGCAAACTGGAGCAAGTGCCGAAGCAGCTCAAAATTCCCTGGAAAGTCTTGCAGCGTTTATGCGAAATAACCCAGGGGCGGAGGGGTTTCTTAACCGCCTCGGTGTGCAGACACGTGACGCCAGCGGCAAATTACGCGATACGGCTGCCATTTTTACCGGGGTAGGACAGCGGCTAAACAATATGCCGTATTACCGGGCGCGGCAGTATGCGCAAATGCTGGGCATTGATGAAAATACCCTGATGGCAATGCGGCGTGGTCTGTCGCAGTTCAGTTCAGAGTTTGCGTTGTCTGCAAAGAAAATTGGTTTCAACGCTGACGCCGCAGCAAAACAGTCCAATATCTTCATGACGTCTATGCGTAACCTGTCCATGACGTTGGGGCAGGCACGGGACAAGATTGGTTCTAACCTCGCCGGAGGCCTGGCCGGAAGCATTGATAAGCTGCGCAAACTGTTGCTCGATAACTGGCCCAAAATTGAAAACGTTCTGATGAAGGTCATCAATGGCGTTCTCTGGGCTGGTGATGTTGTCGCGAGAGTATTCTGGCGAACAGGACAGGCAATCAGTTCTTTGATCGACGGGTTCAAAAAACTGGACCCGGTTTCCCAGGATTTGATCATGCTCTTTGGTGGATTACTGGCGGCCTGGCGAATCCTGAATACCGCTTTCCTTACTTCTCCGGTGGGGATGGTTATTGCGCTTGGTGCGGCGATTCTTGCTCTGGTTGAGGATTACCAGACATGGAAAGAAGGCGGTAAGTCGCTTATTGACTGGGGCAAATGGGAGCCTGAAATAAAGGTAGCGCTCAAGTCGATGACGGAATTGCGAGATTCCATCAAGGCCATAGGCGTGGAGGTTGCCAGGCTACTTAATATCAACCTCAAAAACTGGACCCTGAAGGGCGACATTGAAAACCTGACTAAGCAGTTTGGCGAATTCGGGAAAATGATGTCGATGATTGGCGACCTGATCAACGCCATCAAGGACGGTAACTGGAAGCAGGCCTACGCCATTGGCAAGCAGCTCTGGAATCAGGGTGAAGGTCAGCAGTCAGCAATCCCGGCGGTAAATCAAAGCGCACTGGATGCCAGGGGAAAAGTCACTGGATTCTGGGAGCAAATAAAGGAAAGGTGGAATGCTGGCGGTTGGTACAACGCCAAAAACACACCACACGCCACTGGCGACACGATTGCAGATCGTCAGAATAACCCGGGAAATCTTCGGCCTGTTGGAGGCAACGGCTTCCAGACGCACGACACGCCATTAGCTGGCTGGATGGCAATGGCGCGCCAGATTCGGCTGTATTTTACTGGTAAGAGTGCCGCAGCAGGTTACCAAAAGCTTCAGACCATCTGGGATATCGTGCACAAGTATGCGCCGAAGGAGGACAACAACGACCCTGCCAGCTATGCCAATTTTGTAGCCAGCATGATGGGCGTTGGCGCGAAAGACACACTTAATCTCAGCGATCCGCAGCAGTTCAGCAGCCTGCTCCAGGCGATGTCCAGAAAAGAAGGTTATGGACAGTGGAATTCACCGCTGGCGTCAGTGGCGGCGTCTCAGGCCGCTGCCCAGATTAGCCAGGAAACCAACATCAACATTTACGGCGCGACTGATCCATCGGCGACAGGCCGGGAAGTCGCTGATCGTCAGATGGGTGTGAACTCACGCCTCACTCAACAGATGGCAGGGCCAGGGTAATGGATATTCTTTCTGCAATCTTCCGCCAGCAGTCGCGGCGAATCGGTATTGTTGTGCCGTCTGTCGTGGTATCGGAAAAGCATTCCGACACTCTGGAAATTACCGAACATCCGGTTGAGAAGCCAACAACCGGCACCGCATCTGGTTTTATTGCTGACCATGCCTACAAACGCCCCAGCGAAGTGATAATGGAGTGCGGCTTTGCTGGTGGCGGGGCTCTGCTGGATTTCGCCAGTAGCCTGACTGCGACAAATATTCTTGGTAAGAGCCCAAAAGAAACTTATCAGGAGTTGCTCAATCTCCAGCTGTCACGCGTGCCTTTTGATGTGATCACGGGAAAACGAACGTACAGCAATATGCTGATACGTGCGATTGAGGTGACCACAGACAGAACCAGTGAGAACGTTTTGATGTGTGTTCTGACACTGCGAGAAGTGATCCTGTCGGAGACAAAAAGTATTACTGTCGCAGATAAACAGGATATGAAAGAAGGTGTAAGCACATCAGCGGTGCAGGACACGGGCACGAAGTCGCCGATCCCGGCGAATGAGTCCCTTTTATCCTCAACCGGCGCAGGGGATAAACTCAGGGATACGGCGCTGGGTAACATGATAGGTGTCCGATGAATATCATTGAAGTCCCTCTCAGCCCTGATAATCAGCAGTTTCGGATACTGCTTGGGGCCACCACTTATACGCTGAAAACGCTCTGGCGCGACGATGCCGGGTGGATACTGGACGTCATGGACAGCGGTGGGACACCACTGTTGATGGGCGTCCCGCTGGTGCCGGATGTCAGCCTTTTGGAGCAATATCCGGAACTGGGATTAAATGGCGTGCTGGCGGTTGTGTGTGACAACGGCGCACCTGAGTACCCGACAAAAACCAACCTCGGAACAGCCTCTCACCTTGTCTTTATTCAGGAATAGCCATGTCAAAGAACTGGATGCGTCACTTTGAGTTGCAACTACTCGACCAGAACGGCCAGGGCGTCATGCTCTCTGACTTTAAGGTCACCTTTCAGATTGAGTGGGCGGATACGCGGTGGCCGCGCGTAGCTAACGTGAAAATCTATAACCTGAGCCGCGAAACGACAAACAAGATTCTGGGACAGGAATTTTCTAAAATCCGCATCATTGCCGGTTATGACGGGCTGGCGCAGGCTGTTGATGCCAGTCAGGTTGGTATCGCACGTGATGTTCCCGCAGATAAAGCTGGGCAGACTGGCGGCCAGAATTATGGCCTTATCTTCGATGGTGATATCCGGTTTACCATTACCGGCAAGGATAATGTTACAGACTCCTGGGTACTGATTCAGGCTATCAGTGACCATGAGGCATTTTTGTATGCCAGCACTGTAACCACGCTGGCAGCGGGTCATACGGTTGCCGATCTTCTCGCTGCTAATATGAAGGGGTTTAACGCGTTCGGCGTCACCCAAGGCATTACCGGCGATATGCCAAACACCGTTTTTCCTCGTGGTCGTGTGGTATTCAAATCATCGCGTGATGTGATGGACAATATCGCTAAGCAGTGTAACGCGACGTGGCAACTGGTAGACGGTCAGGTTCAGATGGTGCCGGAAGATAAATATATCCATGAGGCCATTGTGCTGAGTGCGGATACCGGCCTGATTGGCATGCCACAGCAGACGATGGGGGCAGGCGTTAACGTGCGTTGCCTGATTAACCCGAATATCCGTATCAATGGCCTGATTCAACTGGATCAGGCCTCAGTGTACCGCGCCGCACTGGGTAACGGTGAAGTGGCGCAGTCTCCTGGGCGTATACGAGAGGTTGAAGAGAGCGGGAACTTAGTAGTCGTTGGCTCCTTGTCGCAACCAGCCAGCATTGCGACAGATGGCGTTTATATCGTCAAAGCCATCGACTATACTGGCGACACCAGAGGTCAGGCGTGGTACATGGATCTGATGTGTTTTGCGCGTGGTGCGCGTGAACTTCAATCCAGCGCAACTATAAACCGTACGGCGGGATAATAATGGGAAAAGCTTTGGGTGTAATGATGGCCTTGCTGTCAGTCTCTTTAACAGGGTGCGGGGGATATAGTCCTTTATATCAGCCTGACGTTAAGGAATGGATAGCACAAAAAAATCAGGAACAGGCTGACTACGATAGAGTTGTTTCTGAAACTCAGGTCGCCAGATTAAAAAAAGAAAGGGATGACGCAAGTCAATTTGAGGCATCTCACCCAGAGGTTTCCATAGGGAAAATAGATGTAAGTCAGTCATTAGGATCTGGAAGAGAACTTGCAGTTGCAATGAATAGTTTGGACTTCGTAACTCGTTATCCCGGGGCGCAAACACTTGATAATGTTTATGTAAAAGTTGGTTCTTATGAGCTTACACTGAGAAGGCTTCAAATTGCAGTTGCTGGGTATGCTGATGAATGCAAGAGAATTTCTGCATACAACAATACCGATTATAAAGATAAATGCTTGCATGCTTTGTCAGTAGGGGTGAAAGAATTCTCTGGCATGTTAAAAAATGCAAATATTCCTAATCAAACAAAAGTTACAGCTTTAGAACAGGCTTCTTACGGTAGTTATATTGACTTTGAACATGCTGCAAGATTGGCTAGTATGCACTTTAAGTTATGTAAACAAAAAAGTGATCAGGGTTATGTCGAAATGGCTACGGTGGCAGCTCCATGCAGTGGTCATGGAGATGTCTTAAATCTTTACGCCGCAAGACGAGCTGGTGTTCTGTAAGGCATGGACGCGCCGCGCCAGTATGCGACTTATGACTGCGTGAAGGTTAAGTGACAAACCTTACAATTGAAGTGCCGGTTGACGGCTATTGAAATTACAACCGATAATGAATGTCTGATGGTGAAATTTGACTGCCATTAAGCAATGTTAAGGTGATATTTAGTGTCAAATGTAAACCCGCAACATTCCAAAGATATTGAGGTTGTTAATCGAGTACTTACTAACCTCTTGCCTTATCTGTTCTATGAGCAGGAGATTACTCCGTTTGTAACTCAGCGTACGCAGTCTCAAGTAAATGAGATTAAAGACTACAGTTTAAAATGCGTAGCGCAATCTAACTTATACTTTTCAATGGGTAAGGTTAGGGATGGCATTGACTATGCTGAGGAAGCTTTAGTTTACCTCAAGTCGGACTGGCTTACTTGGCGGCAATATATGCAGTGTATGTTTTGGCGTTGCGGTCCGGTCTCTGCGAGGGAGATTGCCAGACGTGCAATGATGGAAGTTACCAGCCCAATTGTCGCACGAGATGGAATGTTTTACGCTATGCATTCCGGTGATTTTGCTTTTATGAAAGAATTATATGACTTTCTTGTAAGAACTGAAAAACTAGATGATTTCCTTAATGAAGACGGCGGAGATCTGATTAAGAATAATATTAAATATTCTTTGCAAAGTTATAATGTGGCTAATTACTCAGGAAAGCTTCAGGTAATTAAAGAGCTTTCGGAGTTGATGTTTAAGCAATTGCCTGTAAAGCGTCAAATCGATACATGCAATAGGTTGATTGATGTTTCGGATAGTGATGATGGCACATCATTAATTTATGAATTGCACATTATTGGGTTGCCATCTGATGTTTGTGCAAAATTAAATCTTGAATTTATTTCTAAAAGAGTTTCCGCAGGTCTTACGGACTGGGATGTAGGGTGTATGTTTGTTGGAAGACAAATGGAAGAAGAATTAAATGCCTGTGAATCCTGATGATTTTCTTGACATAGCCTGCGACTTTAATACGGCGAGTGATGAAATGCTTTTGCGAAATTCTGTAAGTAGGGCTTACTATGCAGGGTATTTACATACTATTAAAAAGATAAATGATGCGGGGATTTTACTTTCTTCCTCTCCGGCTGGGATGCATGAAAAACTCATCAATTCATTAAACGCAAGTCTGTGCGGTAATTTATGCGGAGGCATGAAGCCAGTTAAGCAAATGGAGTTGGCTGGTATCCTAAAATTAACGAAGCAGTTAAGAACTAAAGCAGACTATAAACTTGATGAAAGAGTTACTCAGTCAGATAGAGACACTGCGATAATTAATGCAAGGCAAATAATCTCTTTGCTTCAATAGTCAAATTTTAATATTTAAATCAACCTCGCCCCGGCGAGGTTTTTTTTATGGGGTTTTTATGCCAGTTTCCACGCAATCACAAATCGGCGGGGAGCAGCAGACCGCCCAGGCTATCGCCGAAAGTCTTGCAACACAGCTTCGCGTTGCCATGCCTGGCATCATCCAGTCATTCGACCCCGACGCAGTAACATGCACAGTCTTACCTGCCATTAGGGGGATTATCCCGACGCAGGTCGGAGTCAACCCGTCCGACCTTCCGTTACTGGTGGACGTTCCTGTCATATTCCCGCACGGCGGTGGATGCACGATGACCTTCCCGGTTAAGCGTGGCGACGAGTGTCTTCTGGTGTTTTCCGATCGCTGCATTGATTTCTGGTGGCAGAACGGCGGCGTTCAGGAACCGGTTGACCCGCGCCAGCATGACCTCAGTGACGCATTCGCCATCATCGGCCCGCAGTCTCAGGCGAAGAAAATCAGCGGCATCAGTACCAGCGCGGCGCAGTTTCGCAGTGATGACGGCAGCACTTATTTCGAAATTAATCCGACTACGAAGAAAATCAAACTGGTGGCGCCAGGCGGATTCGACGTGGTGGCCCCGGAGTCTACCTTCTCAGAGAAGGTGACCATTGCTGGTCTGTTGACATGGGCTGGCGGCATGGTAGGCACCATTGCCAGCGGCACAGCAGCAAAAATTACCGGGGCTATCGAATTCCTCGGAACGCTAAAATCCAACGGCAAGGATATCAGCGATCAGCACACCCACAACGGCGTGCAATCTGGTAGTGGCAACTCAGGCAAGGTGAACTAATGCGATACCGGCGTGAAGACGAAAGCGGTGATTACACCTTCGGGCAGGGTGACGACACCTTCCTTGTGAACAGTCCGGAATGTGTAGCCCAGGCAGTGAAAACACGATTCGAATTGTGGCGAGGGCAGTGGTTTCTCGACTTAATAGAGGGTACTCCGTACATGCAGTCAGTGCTCGGCAAGCAACGTGCTGATGTTTATAACCTGGCGATCCGCGAGCGTATCAGCACCACCCCCGGCGTCCTCTCCATCATCTCTTTCGACACCATCAATGACGGCACCACGCGGCGCGTAACCTTCACGGCCACCATTGACACCATCTACGGACAAATCACAGTAACCAGCGAGGCATAAATGGCTTTGAACCTCGACACGCTGGGGTTATCGGCAACGGTAACAGCCCAGGGGATCAGCGCGCCCGATTACCAGACCATAGTCGACAAACTGTCAGAATATTTCCGCCAGATTTATGGCGTAGATGCTTACCTTGAACCTGACAGTAAAGATGGGCAAATGGTCGCGCTGATGGCGCTTGCGGTACATGACGCTAATAACACGGCTATCCAGATTTATAACTCGTTCTCACCTGCCACGGCTCTCTATAGCGCGCTGAGTAAAAATGTCAAAATTAATGGGATCACAAGAAAAATCGCGACACCATCAACCGCTGACATCTTATTAACTGGTGATGCTGGTACGTTAATTACTGGCGGTTCGGTTCGTGACCAAAACGGCATCGTTTGGGCGTTACCTGCATCTGTGACAATTGGCGTCGCGGGAACCATGTTAACCACTGCGATATGCACAGTGAGTGGCCCAGTGGCGGCGCTGGCTGGAACGATCAACAAAATCGCAACACCGACGCGAGGGTGGGTGTCAGCTACAAACCCAACGGCGGCAACGGTTGGTAGCCCTGTAGAGACTGATGCACAATTGCGCCTCAGGCAGTCTCAGAGCGTAGCACTACCCTCCGTGACACCGTTTGAGGGCGTAGACGGTGCGATCGCTAACGTCGCAGGCGTAACACGTCACAAGCTTTATGAAAACGACACTGGAGTGACCGACAGTAACGGGCTACCGGCGCATTCAATTTCTGCGATTGTTGATGGAGGCGATGTAACTGCTATAGCGCAGACAATCAGAGGTAATAAGGGACAGGGCGTAGCGACGTATGGCGACTTGGCTGTTACCGTTTCTGACCTGTACGGTAACCCACATACTATTAAATTCTCTCGCTCTACTGATGTACCGATATTTGTCGCGATTACGTTGCGTGTATTTACTGGTTATACATCTGAAATCGGCGAGCAAATTAAACAGGCGGTAGCTGATTATATCAATTCGTTAAAGATCGGCGACAGCGTTTTATTGAGTCGCGTTTATTCACCAGCAAACCTTGGAGTAGTTAGCGGCGGCAACGCGAAATACTACGACATCAACTCCCTGGCGATTGGTAAGTCTGCTGGAACGGTAGCGGCATCTAATGTCGTTGTAGCATTCAACGAGTCTGCATCCTGCAGCACAGCAAATATCGCGCTCACGGTGACGTCATGAGCAAATACACCGACCTGATTACCAACTATCACAGGGGAAAGCCTCTTTTTGTCGATCACGTCGACCTGTCAACACGTCCACTTACTGACACCTCATCAGCCCTTCAAAACCTGCTCACTGCCTTCGATATCGACAGCGCGGTCGGCGTGCAACTGGATGTGCTGGGGGAGTGGATTGGGCGAACACGAGTCGTCAGCCAGCCCATTTCGGGAGTTTATTTTTCGTTTGATACTGCTGGTCTTGGTTGGGATCAAGGCGTCTGGCAGGGGCCATATGACCCCGATGCTGGCTTCACTAGTCTGAGCGACGACACATACAGGATTGTGTTGAAAGCGAAGATAGCAATTAACAACTGGAACGGGCAAAACGACACGCTTCCTCCAATTCTGGAAACGGCGCTCGAAGGTTCTGGCCTGAAAATGCAGATCGTCGATAACCAAGACATGACCATATCCGTATGGGTATTCCCTGAAACTGATATCAGCAATGTTTCTCTGGAGTTAATTGCCGCTATACGGCAGGGATACCTGACCGTTAAGGCTGCTGGCGTTTACGCTGGAAGCATTTCAACCCCATCAGTGATTACGCCCTCTACGGGAAATAAGTTTTTTGGCTTCGATCTTGAAAATCAATATATCGCCGGATTTGATGATGGCGCATGGGAGAAAACACTTTAATGGCTACAAATAACTTCAAACCATTCGCCATCGGAGGCGGTGCCAACGTCACAAGCCAGACTGATTATGAAGCTCTGGCAGCCTTGATAACGGGATTCCAGTCGGGCAAAGCTTCTTCCGCGCAGATTAATAAAGCGCTACGTCAATCATCAGTCATGTCATATGTACTCGCTCAGTTCATCTCCGACTCAGCTTCAGTGGATGTTTTAGACAACGGCACACCCGCCACTATCCTGGCGAACATGAAAGCAGCAATGACTGCACTGACGCCGGGAAGATTGCTTGGCGTGCAGAAGCTGACAGGCAGCGGCACATACACGCCTACGCCCGGCACCAAAAAAATCATTGTTGAATTAGTAGGGGGCGGCGGTGCCGGTGGCGGGGCATTCGCAGGAAGCAATACGACAAGCTCCGCTGGCGCGGGCGGCTCATCAGGCGCGTATGGCAAAGCGCGCATAACAGCCGTTGCCGCATCTGTGAATTACGCGGTTGGCGGTGGCGGCGTTGCACACTCTGGCGGAAAGGGATCGGATGGTGGTGCAACCACATTTGGCAGTCTTTCCGTATCTGGTGGTTTAGGTGGACGCGCTTCTTCATACAGCGGTGCATCTACCTACACGGACGTGACGAGCGGAACCAGTAACTTTGTTGGTGACTTTATTGAGGCTATCACAGGTGGGTATTCCAGCATTGGGCTGATGCTATCTTCTACGTTCTGCTTTGGCGGCGGCGGCGGTCACTCGAAAATTGGTACCGGTGGCGCAGTAAGTGGCCTTAACACTGCGGGCAGCTCCAGTGCCGGCGCATCGCCATCAGCGACAAACTACGGTGCTGGCGGCGGCGGCGGCGTATCGACATCTGCGACCGCTGTACCTGGTGGTAATGGAGCAGACGGAATAATTTTAGTCTGGGAGTATGCGTAATGAGCATTTATGCAACCATTAAAGACGGTGTAGTAACGAATACGATTGTCTGGGATGGCCCGGAAAAGTCCCCACTGGAATTCCCTGATGGCGTAATAGCCGTAGAGGTGCCTGATGGCACACCTGTTAATGCCGGGTTTACGTATGCGGACGGGAAATTTACCGCGCCGCCACCGAGTGCGGAAGATATTGAGTATGAGCGTACGCAGGCCCTAAACCGGAACTCCTCATCAAAGCAGACGCTGATGAATGAAGCCAGCCAGCGAATCTCAGTTCTGCAGGATGCCGTTGATCTCGAAATGGCCACTGACGAAGAAGCGGCAGCGCTGCCTCTCTGGAAAAGATACCGGGTTCTGTTGTCTCGCGTGGATGCGGATACGGCGGATGACATCAAGTGGCCTGATAAACCGCAGCCGCAATAATTGATAGGCCGCTTCGTATTGATCTCCTTCTCTCACAAAACTACTGTATGCGCATACAGTATAAAAAGAAGGAGGTCACTATGCCGCGCTTATCAGATATCCGCCCAGCGTTCTACGCAGCACTACACATCAGCCCGAAAGGGATGCGCACCGTCACTACCATCGATTTCGTCGCTGAACTGGCGAAACGCAAACACGACTGGTCACTGCATGAGGCCAATGTGTGGATCGAGCATCACATCGATACTTTCAAGGACATCTCCACACAGGAGGGAGAGGAGCGCACGTTCATGCTCTACAACCCAAATCAGGGAGGGTTCTGACCATGGGCTTTCCGTCACCTGCAATGGATTTTATTCAGACCCGACTCACTCCTGACATCGTCTGTGGCACGAACGCCAATACGATGATCATCGAGACATCCGGCGGCTATGCGGTAGTGGAGAAGGGTTCGCGGCCAAAAGCGGGCGAGTACGTTTTGGTAAACTGGCTCGGCCGCAACTATTTTGCCAGGCCAGCGGGTAAATCGTTAATCACGGAAGATGGTGAGGCGATAGAGGGAGACGCACTGGATGACGTCGAGGTGATAGGTGTGGTGACGTGGCTGGTCAACCGAACGCGGGATGATGAAGCGCCGGTTATGTGAATGGGACGGATATGGGACAGATACCATTTTTTATGGGTTTCTGTCTCTTTCCATCTTTTAGCATCATGGGACATGTGAGCGCAGGAATGATGCGGTAAGTTATTGTTGGCTTAGGTGGTTCCAGGAACTTCTAAGCCGTGGGTCGCAGGTTCGAATCCTGCAGGGCGCGCCATTTGTCTTTTTTCTCATTCCTCTCTGATTTTTTCTTGCGACGATAACGTCCTGCATCCTGCTGCTATATTCCCCTGCCTGAACGATTCAGCCTTTAAATCAGCGAAATACTGATTTTTTCCAGCCTCGTTAACATAATCGATACAAATAATTGGTAGTTTTCAAATCTATCTGAACAATGTTTGCTACTTTCTCATGAGAGTTAGCTGTATCTTTAGATTCTCTGTAACCATGACCAGACAGCAT